CATCGATCCCGTGCTGCTCATGCGCGTGCATCCGGCAGCGGAGTCGATGACCGAGGCGGAGGCTGCCGCAATCGCGCAGGGCGAGGCTACAGCGGCTGCCGGCGCCGAGCAGCAAGCCTCGCAGCAGGAGCCCGGCAAGCCGCCAGAGAAGCCAGAGCCGCAGCCGATCTCTAAGCCGGTCAACAAAGACGTGCCGTATCTGTCGCAGACCGGTAGCGTGCTGAACTGCACCATGGGCAACTGGACCGGCGATCCCGACAGCTATGCCTACGCCTGGCAGATCAACGGCAACGCCGCTGGCGGCAATGCCGCAACTTACGCCGTGCAGGCCGGAGACATTGGCGGAACGGCAACCTGTGTCGTCACCGCCACCAACTCCGAAGGCTCGACCGCCGCGCCGGCCTCCAATCCCGTGGTCATCGCGTAGCCATGGCGTCCTACGGGCAACTCCAGGCCGATGTGATGGCGTATCTCAAGCGCCAGGATATCGCCGACCGTATCCCGTCCTGGGTGCAGTCCGTCGAGACCGACATCGCCAGTATGCTGCGTGCCCAGGCGATGATCGCTCGCGGCACGCAAGCGGTGGATGCGCCGTTCATCACGCTGCCCACCGACTGGGTGAAGTTCGAGAGCGTGGCGTTCTCCTGCTGCGGCGATCTGCTGGCCATGGCCGACTATTGGACCGGACCGCTGCCGTGCGGCTCCGGCTGCTCGTGCGGCTGCTGCAACCCCGGCAACGCCGTCTGCGCCTATCGCATCGTCGGCGACTGCATCGAGTTCCTGCCGCACCCGGTGATCACACCGACCACGACTCTCCAGCAGATCGACATCGCCTACTACGCCAAGCCCAAGCCGCTGAAGGTCGCCTCCGACACCAACCCCATCCTCGAGCGGCATTACCAGATCTACCTGTTCGGCACCGTCCGCTACGGCGCGATGTGGGGCATGGACGACGATCGCGAACTGCAGATGACCACGCGGTTCAGCGAAGCCGTCGCCGTGGCCAACAGGCTGAAAGAAGACGCCCAGTATTCCGGCGCACCGCTGCGCGCCGTCCTGCAAGGATTCTGAACCATGCCGGGAAGTGCAACCAGCTATCTCCGGCAGAACGTGCTGGGGCACACGCTCAACTTCGCCACCTACGCGCGGCCAGCGGCCATCTATGTCGGGCTCTGCACAACGGCGCCTAGCGCCACTGCCGGCGGGCTCGAGATCGTCACCACCGGCACCGGATACGCCCGCCAGGCTGCCACCATGGCGCTGTCAGGCGGACGCACCGACCTCGCGGTGAACACCGCGACGCTGGAATACCCACCAGCCACGACGAACTGGGGCGCGATCGGCTATTTCGAGATCTGGGACGCGGCAACGGCGGGCAATCGCCTCTACTGGGGGCCGCTGGTCGACCCGACGGACGGCGTGACGCCGATCAGCCGCAACATCAACGCCGGCGATATCCTGCGGCTGTCCGTCAACCAGCTATCCGTGCAGGCAATCTAGTGTGGCAAGCCGCCCGTATGGCACAGGCTCGTATGGCACTGCCCGCTACGGCGTCGGCTCGGGCACCAACTTTGAGGTGGCCGGGCAGAGCAGCATCACCCTGCAGGCGTTCGTTAAACCGAGTGTGGTCTATGCTGGGACGGCTGCGGCCACCAGCATCACGCTGCTGCCGCAGGCATCCGCCGCCCGCATCTGGTCACCGGCTGCCGCAACGCAGATCCAGTTCAGCCTCAAGGGAGTCGCCTATCGCGTCTGGTCGCCAATGGCCGCAACACAGATCAGCTTCAGCGTGCAGGGCGAACTCGTGAAGACCTGGCAGGACCCTGGGCCGTGCTTCGTGCCGTGCGAGACCGGCGACTGGCAACAGGTTTTTCCGCCGTGGGTGGTTAGGGAACTGGCATGAGCGGGTATACCGTTACCCCAAATTACAATTTGAGAAAGCCGATCGTCGGCGCCGACAATGACCTGTGGGGCAACGACTGGAACCTCAACGCCGACACGCTCGACACCCAGCTAAAGACCGTCAGCAACCTCCAGGTCAATTACCTGCCGCTGGTCGGCGGCACTGTCTCGCCGGGGCCGCTGACTATCGCCACCGGCGGGGCTTTGGTGAGCGAGCCACGTAACGCCGGAATAAGCCTCGGGTTCTCCGACGCAACCGGCAACTTCAGCGCCTACATCCAGCCCGACGGCACGTTCCGCGTCGCCACGATGAACCCGACTGCGCTCGCGGGAACCATCGGCGGCACCGCCAGCCTGACGCTACCGCAAATCACCGGCAGCACGTCGCTGAACGTGACCAACGGCGGCACCCTGCAGCCCGTCGATCCACGCGCGCCGGGCTATACGTTCGCCATCACCGATGCCACCGGCAATGTGGCGTTCGGCATCGACACCAATGGCGCGGTGAAGGCCAACCTGCCAGCCGCCACCAGCGCGCCGACATTCACCACCGGCAACGTGCTGGCGACCTCGGCCGATCCGCGCATGGCCGACACCGCCTACGAGATCACCGACGCCAACGGCCAAGGCGGCATTGCCATCACCACCGAGGGCCGGCTGGCCTTCACCCCAGCGCTCGGGCAGATCGCCGCCCCCGCGCAGACCACGATCCGCCGTCGCACGATTATGACCACCTCGCCGTGGAACATCAGCAGCAACGCCGGCACCGATACCGTGCCGACCACCTACCACTCGGCGCTGACCATGGAGACCTGCGGCTTCGATGCGGTGCGGCTGATCTTTGCCGTGGACAACGCGGCCGGTGCGCCGTTCGGCACCATCATTCAGAATTGCGCCGTGGCCGTCTCAGCGGTGCCCAACGACTACCTCAACCCGCTGGACCCGACTGGCGCCGCTGCCGCCTGGGTGCCGGTGACGTTCAACAACGCGGGCGCCCCGAAGCACTGGGAGACGCAGACCTTCGCGCCAGGCACCGGCACGCGGACGGTGACGCTCATCCCGGCCCCTACCGTCAGCACCGTAGACGGCTCGGCGCAGGACAGCCTCAACGGCTACACCTATTCCGACTGGATACCGATCAGCAGCTATAACCGCACCGATGCGGGCGGGCGCTGGCCCATCCTGATGACCCGCTGCTATGCGACAGGTCCGGGCGGCACCGGCGCGCCACGTAGCCGGGTGATCCCGCAGATAGCGACGCAGTTCGGCAATAACGTCGGCGACCGCTTCTGGAATATGTATTCCCAGCCTGGGGACTTCGTGACCTCGTGGGCCGGCTATGCGCCAGGAGCCGCTACCGGCAATACCATCCTGGTCGCCATCCAATACTACAGCCGCGCCCGTGGCCTGACGATCATGGCGATCGGCGACAGCATCGTTGGCGGCACCGGCGGCACCGGCGGCATCGCCTGGGGTGCCCGCTCCTGCTTTGCGCTCTCCACGCCGACATTTCCGGTCAGCTACTTCCTCGCCCCAAGCGGCGTCGGTGTCGGCGTCTCGCCCGCGGCCTGGGTGACCAACGCCGAGAACGTCATCGACGCGCTGCAGCCGCAGGCCGTGCTCGGCCTCACCATGTCGCGCAACTGGACGATCAACCGCACCAACGTCGATCTGCTGTGGCAGCGCTTCATGCAGATGGGCATGCGGATGGAACGCCTTGGCGGCATGCTGGTCTATGTCGCCCCGGTGCCGTGCCCCGGCACCTACACCAGCACCACCGAACCGCTGCGCAAGGATATCATCTCGCGGGTGGCGCAGTGCTCGTCCGGTGCGCAGCTTACCTTCGATCCCAACATCGGCATGAGCCAGGGGCTGACGCCGGTCGACAGCTACATCCCATATTATACCGCCGATCAGATCCACCCGAACGACCGCGGGCATGACAGCTTTACCGCGGTCATCGTCAAGCTGGTGCGCGGCGCGGTGGGGGCCTGATGGTCGGCAACGTCGAAATCATCAGCAACGCGGCTTTCTCGCGCTCGGTGATGCAGACGCCGCCACCGGCAACTAGCGTGCTGTGGTGCTATTTCGGCCAGGACCTCGCACACAGTCAGAACCTCGTCGGGCCGCCGCTGGTTAATGTCGGCACCGGCCCGGTCTACCCGCCAGCCAATAACTACGCCTCGCTGACCGCCGGCACGGCTGGGCTGACCACGACCATCGCCGACGTGGCTGGCTCGTTCACCCTGCTGTTTGCGGTGCGGACGCAGGCAACGACCGGGCTGACCAACTGCATCAGCAACTCCAGCGTCAGCCCGAATGCCGGGGTGAGGACGCGCCTGGGCCACGGCGTCGGTCTGGACGGCTTCATTCCCGGCTCCGGCACCAGCCTGCCGGCAATGCTCATCCCCGGCGGCACTATGAACTTCAAGGCCTATGCCCTGACGCATCAGGCAACCGTCAATGCCACGATGTATGGGCTGACTGACGGTATTAGCTTCCCCTCTGCCGGGGTTGCGGCGCGCACGCTCGCGACCAACCCGTGGATGATCGGCGCCAATCCGGCTGGGGCCGACCAGACGACGCAACTCGACATCGCCTTCGCCGGCATCCTGCAGAGCTATGCCGATGCGACCGCGATCCAGCGGCACTATCAGTCAATCAAGCAGACGCTCGCCCTGCGCGGCGTGCCGATATAGGAGGCGCCGCATATGCCAGGACTGGCCATACAGCTCACCGGCGCCACGTTCTCGGCCGGCAACATCCTGACGCCTGGGCTGCCGAGCGCCGGCACCACCACGCTCTGGTCCTACATGGGCCGCAACCTGGCCAGCAGCCAGAACCTGATGCCAGGGGCGCCAGCCATCACCGCTATCGGCTCGCCGGTGTTCCCGGCCAGCAACAACTACGTCACGCTGTCGGCGACGAACTATCTCGATACCGGGCTGCTCGACGACGCCAAGAGCTTCACGCTGCTTTATGCGCAGCGGCTTGGTGGCACCACCGGTATCGGCGTGCCGATGGCCTGCGAGGACACCACGACCAACGGCTTCTACGTCCAGTGCAATAACACAAACGGCGTCAGCTTCCGGGTGTTCGGCAATACGTCGAACATTACCAACTTTGCCACCGCCGGGATGACTGCCGGGTTCAAACTGTTTGCCTGGGCCTACAACGACACGACGGGGCGAACGGATTTCTATAACCTCACCGACAACCTGACGACGGGCATTACGGGCAACCTAGCCACCCGAACCCTGGCTGCCACGGGCCATGTGCTGCTGGGCCAGAATACCATCCAGGCCGGTGCTACGCAGGCCATCGATGTGGCGTTCGTCGCCAAGGTAAGCGGTGCGGCCTGGACCCTGGCGCAATGCCAGCAGGCGCTGACGAATATCCGCGCGACGCTCGGCAACGTGGGGATCACTGTCTGATGGCTGACAGCACCACACACTGGGGATTGACCAAGCCAACCGTTGGCGCGAATCGCGACACTTGGGGCGCGCTTCTGAACGCCGACTGGGACACCGTCGATGCGATCATGGCGGCGCTCAATCCGATCGGCGCGGTGACCGACTACGCCGGACCGGCGGCACCTGCTGGCT